CAAGCGGGACGGCACCCAGGTCACCCCGCACCAGCTGCAGGCCATCACCTGGCTGCGCCAGCAGGCCGAGAATGAGGTGGCCAACGAGGCTGAGAAGGGCGGCGGTGGTAAGGGCCGCAACTCCTCTATGCGCAACCAGTGGCAGCGGTGGGAGCAGTACGCCCGGGATCACGGCATTGACACCGAGCTGGGCACCACCGCCGCGGCTCCCGTCCCGATCACCGAGGCCGAGGCCCGTGGGAACAGCCGTGCGGTCAGCTCTGCGGAGTTCCACACCATCGCGGCGGACGGGAAGCACCTGCTTGACACCTTCGAGTCCCAGCGCACCCCGGCCACCGGCCTCATCGACAACCTGGCCAGCATCAAGGAGAGCGCCTACCAGGCGGCCCAGCAGCCCTGGGGCGGCATGACCATCGACACCCACACCGGCCAGGCCGTGGACCCGCACGCGGACAAGTTCGCCCTGTCCGTCAAGCCCCCCGGCGCAACGTCCATGAGCGTGCCGGACGACGCCACCGAGGAGCAGTTCAGCAAGGCTATCGACGCCGCGGTGAAGCGGTTCGCTGCCCTGCTGGAACAGGGCAACTACCATCTGGGGATCTTCCACGACGACGCGCATGGCCGCATCGACATCGACCCCGTAGTAGTGGTGAACACGCAGGAGCAGGCGGAAGCGATTGGCAGTTACACCCATAATATTGGGGGAAGTTATCACTTTGCGTCAGGTAGCGGTTACTTCCCGCCGCACATCGCAGGGAGCAGCTAGTGACTGAGCACTTCAGGGGCCCGGGCGAGTGGCGCTCCCAGGCTGAGGGTGCCCAGCTGCCTGACAACCCGTTCGCGCACCTGCACGAGCACTACCGCCGGCTGGTGGATAAGGGCGAGCATGCTGCCGCGGCTCACGTCCGGGACGCCCAGGAGCTGATGCGCGCCGGGGAGACCGACGAGGCGGCCGAGTCCCTGCACCAGGCGGCCGGCAAGCTGTCGCCGTCCAGCGCCGCGCACGCGGAGGGCCTGCGGGCCCTGGCCGAGGACCTGGAGCCGGAGGGTTGATCGTTGAACGGCTGGCCTTCCTGGGGTGAGATGCAGTGGCTGCGGCTGAATGAGGGTCCTGGCAATGGGGTGGTCCTGCCTATCGCCCCGACCATGAAGTACCTCACCTACAAGGGTGAGAAGTATTTCCGGATGCCGGACTCCCGGGCTTGCCGGCATCGCGGCCGGTGCCGTCATTTCGGCGGCAGCTATCTGTGGGCGGCCTGGACCCCGGTTCCCCGGTAGGCCTCTGTCCGATTGCCCACTACATGGGCACCGACCGTTACATCGTCCCCGCTCCGGACGAAACCACGTTCTTGCCGGTCACGGATGTGCCGGCTGCGCTGTCCCGCACCCGGCAGGTACAGGGCACGCTGTACGAGAAGCACATCCTGAACAAGGGCTTGCTGCTGCACCCGGTCACGGGCGCGAAGATCAATGTGGACGACGCCTTCGTGGCGAGCCTGAAGTCCAACTTCGCCGCCGGCGTCTGCCCCATCGTCCAGGTCCCGCTGGCCAACGACAAGAACGAGCATGTCGAGGCCCCTGGGGCCAACATCGGTGAGGTCGTGGGCATCTCCGAGCGCGGCGGCAAGGTCTACTCCCTGATCGACGCGCGGGACAAGGACGCCGCCGGCAAGCTCGGCAAGACCATGCTCGGCGCCAGCGCCTTCCTGCACATGAACTACACCGACACCCGGAACGGCAAGAAGGTCGGGCCCACCCTCCTGCACGTCGCCGTGACCAACCGCCCCTACGTCACCGACCTGGATGACTACCAGGAGGTGCTGGCGGCCACCGCCGATAACACGGGGGAAGTTGTTGTCCTCACAGCGCCCAAGGAGCCAGCGGTGCCGAAGACCAAGGATGAGCTGATTGCCGAGCTGCGCGACAGCCACGGCATCGACGTCGAGGCGCTCCAGGCCACTGCCGCTGTGCCCCCGGCGCCCCAGGGCCCGGACACCGCGGCCCTGAGCGCGGCCATCGTGGACGCCCTGAAGTCCTCGGGCGCGGTCCAGCTGACCGACCCTGGCGACGGCCAGCTGAGCCAGGCTGACCTGGTCGGCGCGGTCGTGGAGCTGGCGGCCACCACCAAGACCCAGGCCGGGAACATCGCCCAGCTGCAGCGCGAGGCGGCCGAGCGCGAGGTGGACGGCTACATCGGTGAGGGCCGGGTGCTGCCCAAGCAGCGGGACGCGTTCGTGGAGATGGCCCTCACCAACCGGGACACCATGACGGTCCTGCTGCCGGACGAGCCGGTGGTCAAGCTCGCGAAGCAGGAGGGCGTGGGCGGCGTGGACGGCGAGCAGCGCCACGCGGAGGACATCGACGCCGAGGTGGCCAGGCTCACCGCGGCGCACCCCCAGGTCTTCTCGGCCAACGGCACCGGCCAGAAGAAGTAGCGGCCCGGATCGGACGACAGGAGTAATCGGGAATGCCAGCCAACGACTCTTACGAGTTCGATTACCCGCCGGGCTATGTCAAGCCGACTCACGAGTACGGCCAGCCCTACGGCGACGAGTTCCACGCTGAGGCGGTCCAGGAACTCCTGCTCTCGGCGGTCGGGTACACCCAGCGCGGGGTCACCCTGGCCGGCGGGCAGGGCGTGCTGCCGACCGGCACCGTGATTGCCAGGCACACCGGCTCGGGGAAGTACTTCTCCTACAACCCCACCGCCACGGACGGGCGCCAGATCGCCCTGGGCGTGCTGCGGGACGCCCGGGACACCGGGGGCAACGGCTACGCCTCGCTGTCCGCCTACAACTCCGGCAACGGCGAGGGCATCACGCTGGTTGGCGGCTCGGTGGTCTTCCCGGCCAGCCCGGCGGCCAAGGCCCAGGGTGACGCCCTGGGCAACCTGGTCTACCGCGGCATCCTGAACGCCAACCTGGTCTCCGGCACCGACATCGTCAACCTGGTGTCCTACACCGGGGGCGGGATCGGCAACCTGGGCACGGCCAGCGGTGCCTACTCCGCGGGCGCCCTGGTCCAGCTCGGCGCCCGGGTGGTCCCGTTCGGCGGTAGCGGCGCCGCGTTCCCGGGTGGCCCCATGGACGGCCAGCCGGGCAACGTGGGCGGCACCACCTCGCAGGGAGTCTCCGCCTTCATCTTCTAGCCCCGCTCATCGTCACCGCCCTCCCGGCCATCGCAGCGCCCTGGGAGGGCGGTGGCTTTCCCGGGCCGATAAGGAGTGATAGGCCAGCTCGCGCTGGCCAGGCCAGCCAGGTGGCCCCGGACGGGGCGGCGCAGGCCGGGCACCTCCCGGGTGTCGCTGCTACGCAGAGAGCGCCAGCCAGGATGAGGGGACGGAAATGCCCGACATCAGCCTTCTTGAGCCAGTGGTCCTGAGGGGGGTTGTCGAGAAGTTCGTCACCCCCGAGACGCTCCTCATGCTCAACCGGCTTGACCAGACCCCGTGGCCGTTCCCGTCCGCCACCTGGGACGTGGTCAAGGGCAGCCGGATGGTCGCGAAGCCCAACGTGCCCAACTCCGAGGCGCACATCATCTCCCGGCTGGGCCGCAGCCAGGAGAGCGCGAGCTTCATCTACCTCCGCGAGAAGAAGGTCTTCGAGCCGACCACCCTGCACTGGCTGCGCACCCCGGGCGAGCTGGCCCGGATCAACGCCGAGCAGAGCGTGCTCCGCGAGATCAACGACCTGAACCAGCGGTTCGACAACTTCGCTGAGTGGAGCATCTGGCAGGCGCTCGGCGGCGGCATCACCTACCAGTACAACGACGTCAGCGCGACCGTGGATTACAAGTTCCCGGCCAGCCACTTCGTCACCCCGGCCGCCCCCTGGCTGTCCAACACCTCGCTGCAGTACCTGGGCGGTGCGGGCGGCCCGTCCGGTGCCCCCGGCCCCGCGGCCAACACCCCGCAGACCCTGGGCCAGGCCAACACCAACCTGACGTTCGGGTCCGGCTCGGTCACCTACGCCACGCCCTTCCAGATCATCGAGGACGTGCGGTCCTGGAAGCGCATCATCCAGATCCACGGCCGGGTGCCCGCCCGGGAGAGCTTCGCCACCACGGTCACCATGGCTGCCCTGATGGAGGCCTGGGTCCACGCGGGGGCCGGCGCCACCGTCAACATCCCGGCCACCATGATCAGCGACCGGATGAAGGACGAGTATTTCAGCTCCGGCATGCTGTCCGGGTTCATGGGCATGACCTGGGCCACGGTCGAGCAGGTCTACGAGAACGACCAGGGCTACCTGACCGAGTACGTTCCGGACGGCCAGATCTACATGGGCAACTACACCGACCAGCGCCCGCTGGAGCTGCTCATCGGCCCCACCGCGGACGACGAGGCCCCGGACGGGTTCACGGGCAAGTACGCGAAGACGTGGAAAGAGAAGGACCCGAGCGCCCGTCAGTACCTTTTGGAATGGCACCTCCTGCCGATCATCACGCGGCCCGAGCAGATGCTCGTTGCAACGGGCGTGATCCAGGCCTACGGCAGTGCCCCGAGTGGGTACTGGAATGGGGGCGGGGGCTCCATCGACTGACCGCTG